GGAACGCTGATTCCCGTGTTGTCTTGGAAGATAGCGATCATTTTTGCGGCGCCGTTGCCGAGCCGCGCCCAGATGCCGATTTGATTGATCGTGTAAGCGTTTGTTACGCCTTCGCTGGTAAGTTGAAGCTGAAGGCGGCGCCCGCCGCCTATATTTTCCGCTTTGACGATGCTCATATTTTGCTTTTGACTTACGAGCTCGGTCTGTCCCATGAGCAGGCTCGCCGCCACGGTGCCCTGACCGGTTGCGGCGCTGTCAATGACAAATTCGCCGCCACCGAGCCATTGCGCGAGCAGTTCTTTGCCCGCGTTCGTTACTACTGCATCATTCCACATAATTGTCTCCTTAAATGTTTATTGCGACGCCTGCCGCCTTAATATCGACGCCGATGCTTGCCGCCGCCGTGAAGGCGCCCGTCGCGCCCGAGTGCGCGAACTCGATGGAATCGAGAACCGCCCGACAGGGTTTTGCGACTGCGACCGCCTTCCTGAATTGTTCGATAATGTCCTGCGTTTCGAGCGGGTAATCGGTGCTTACCCGAAAATGAAACGGCTGACCGTTGTAGTCGTACCATTCCTTTACGGTGCCGCTTCCGAAGGTGTCGATAAGAACCTGCTCGACCGCCCATTTTGTGCCGCGTCGGCTATGAACGAGATCGGCAGACTTTACAAGCGCCCGCTTATTTTCGAGCGGCAGATCTTTGTCGTACCAGTCGATGTCAAGCTCATACGCGAGCTCGTCGAGCTGGGCGCCCGTCAGTCGGTCGATTTGATCCCAGACGCGGGCGGTTTTAATTCTGGCGCCCGGCGCTTTGATGAGCGAATTGACGGCAGCAGCGAGCCCTTGAACCGCCGCGTCGTTCCGCATAAATTCGGGAACGAGTTTGAGAACGTCCACATCGTCGAGCTTAATCATTTGACCACCTCGTGTTTGATCGTTTTTGTTCCGCTGAATTTGGCGATCGTCGTGTCGTTCAGTTCCTTAAAGGTGGGGCTCGTAATAACAACGCGGGAAGCGCCGACGGCGCCGTCGCCGGACGGTGCGAGAATCAACGCACGGAGCTTGTCGGGGTTTATATCGCGCCCGAGCTCCGCGCTTTGCCATTTGTTGAACTGATCAATCGCGCCGCCCGCGCCTTCTACCGTAAGGATGCAGTCGCTTTCTTCTGCTGCGGTCGTGTAGTAAGTCAGGACGACGTCATATTCTTCAACCGTCGGAGCTTCGACTTTTACCCTGTCCGTCAGCGGACGAACTTCCGAAGCGTTGACGGCAGCAAAGACTTTCTCGAGAACGGTGTCGTCGGGGATCTCTCCGTCCGCACACATAGGCACGATTCTGACGACGCCCGCGTTTGTTGTGTCGATCGATATTTTAACGCTGGACGCGCCGGAAAGCGCGCCACCGCTCGTTAGCGTAATAGTGAGAAGCCCGTCGGTATATTCCGCCGTATAATCGCCGTTTTTAGCCGCTGTGGCGCCGTTTGCCTTGTAGACGGTCAATGTATCGAAGAGAAGCGTGTCGCCGCCCTTGAACGCTTTCCCGCCGCACACGGGCAAGTCGCGCGTGATTGTCTCCTGCTCCGATTTGACCGTAACGTCGACGATCTTCGAGTCCGCGCTCATTGCCCAGTATTTATAGCCGTTTATCGGGCCCGCGGTCGAGAGTTTGGAAGGTGCGGCTTTGATTCGTTCCCGATAGCTGTCGTCGGTTTCTTCGTCGCCACCGCCCGACGTTTCCGTCGTATTGCTCACGCGGTCGACGTACACAACGGGATCAACGAGAGAATTGATCCCTCCGATCGGGATCCCGTTATATGCCGCACCGCCGTCGACGCTTTTCGCGTCCACGTCGATAAACGTCTCGCCGACTTCGATAACCGCCGCGGCTGTCGTTTCAAAATAGTGGGTGCTGTCGCTTGTGGCTCTGGTTCCCTGCGGGATCAATACGTTTTCCCCGACGGGTTCCGATAAAGAGAATCGCAGCGTTGTCGTTGCCGACGTCGGTGCGATCCTTGCAACACCGACGCGCTCGCCGAGTGCATCGAGTACGGATCCCCGCGCATATCGGAGCATTTTCTGCCGCGCCGCGTCGTTCAGGGAATTGTACATAGAGACGAACACCGCGACAAGAGCTTCGGCGAACATCCTGCGCTCGTCGCCCGGGTAAAGCGGCCCGCCGACGGATGATTCGAGTTCCGTGATTATTTCGTCGCGGATCAGTTCCGCGTCCGTTGTGATAAATTCGTTCATAGGTCTGTTGCCCCCTGCGTTGATATATTTGCCTTTATCGTGAAGCGACCGTTCTGCGCGTCGTCAGGAATGAGCTGAACGCCGTCAACCTTTGCGCGGGGTTCGTAAATCGAGAGCATCCATTCTATGTCCTCGATCATTTCCTGCCCTGCAGTCGACGCGGGCCCGTCGAGTAATGAAAAGTTGACGCCTTTCAGTCGCTCGTAGGGAACCTCGCCGCGCGAAGTTTTGAGCAGATTATTCACGCAGACGGCTATATCTGAATTGCCTTTGCTTAACATAATAGCCTCCTTATACCGTAACCTGCGATGCGCTTACCCAGCCCGCGACATCCGTCGAGCCGTCGACGCTGACGAGAAAATAAGGGTGCGGGGCGCTTTTTGCAAATTTGGTTACTTTTGCAAGCCCCGCCGCCGAGTTCTTGATAACCGTCGAGCCGGTGCTCGTTGTGTATTGCGCGCCGCCTGTGAAGCGAACGACGTCGCCCAGCGCGATGATGAGCTCGCTGCCCGTCGTCTTTTTCAATAACTTAGCAAGGAACGGGTTCGGCGCTTTCTTGGCGGTTACAAACGCCGCGGGCGGTTGAACGCCGACCGCCGACTTTGCCGCTTCGATTGCCGCTTCCGCTTCTTCGATGTCGTCGACGGTGGTGTCGTCGCTTTCTTCAAAAGTGAACGCCATCTTGAAACTGCGCCACCGCCCGCTCGGATCGGTCTGAATATTTGTAGCTTTCGCGCCGGTAAGGAGCCAGCTATTCGCGCCGAAGCGTTCGCCGCCGAAGCGGAGAATGCCGGCAAGTCCCACCCATGTTTCCCAGCTGTCAAATTCCGCCCGAACGTCAAAGCCGAGAGCGGCGTGGAAGTTGGACGAAAAGCTGATTTGCTTCTTTTTGAGCCCGCGCTCGTTTGTGAGCGGGGATCCTTCGACGGCGCTGTTGTTGTCGGCTTCGAGCTCAAAGCCCGTGCTCAGCCCGTCAATATCGAGAACCTTGCGCGGGGAGACTTCCCACGTCTTGGTTCCCGCGGTTGTTCTGAATGTTGCAGTTACTGCCATGAGTTGCCTCCTTTTAAGAATCGGGCGCGAAGATCTCGCCGTCCGCACGGCTCAGTATAAGTCCCGACCGATCGGAAAACACAACGAACACGACAGCCGTTCCTTTTTTAAGATTGCCGGCGTCGCCGCGAAGCGATGCGTGAATCGTCAGCGGCTTCGTTACGGAACCGTCAACTTGATCGGGCACAACGCGCGCCGTGTTGCCTTCGATTGTGCTGATATAGCCTTTTTGCAATTCCGCCATCAATACACCTCCAGCGTTCGCCTGAAAAATATCTTGCTTTCGCCCGTGATAAAATTGTTGCGCGTCCGAGTAATGAAGATCTTGCCGTTCCAGCTCGGTGCTTTTTCCGTTTGCAGGTTGAGAACGCTACCCGCCGCATATTCCGCTGTGAATTTACGCCGGAAGTGTCCCGTGTAAGCGTTCTTGTTCGCTTGCCGCAGGATCCCGCGCGCAAAACGCTGGGCTTCCGCGTCGCTCATACATTCAACGGGCGTTGCGGGCTTCAGAACACGCGCGGCGGGAGCTGCCGAATCGGTAAACGTACCGCGGAAACTGCCGCTCACAAGTTCGATAGAGCCGTAAGACTGCGAGGAATTGTCGGTGTAACCGAATCGCCCGTCGACGCCGATTTTAACCGTTGCCGACGCCAGACTTCGATCGCGTTGCAGTTCGTCGTATATCACAAGCGCGCCGTCGTAAAATAACATAGCGCAGCCTTCCATTTGGAGCAGACGGTTCAGGAATACGAAGTCCGTCATCCGCGTTTGCTGTATGTACGGATAGAGTTGATCGGTTACGCCGTATATCTTAACCGCGAGCCCGTGCTTTTTTGCTATATCGTTGACGAGCTGAAAGAGCCGCACGTTTTCCCACGATTGGCTGTTGATATTCTCGCCCGTCGGCGGCATAGCGGTCGCACGAAGGGAGAACAGCCCGTTCTCCGGCGTTATGCTCGTTATGAACATTTTGCCGGTGCGGGCCGCTCCGTCGTTTAGTTGAATTGTGTCCCCGCAAACGGGGTGCCATTTGTCCCAGTTTGTCGCCGCGTCGCTGAAACGCAGAAGAAGCTGGTCGGCTTTGTTTTCCGCATAAGTTTCGGCTTCGCAACGGTTGATTGCGACTTTCGTCGTAATATCGACGCCTTCGTATATCAAATTCATGAGCCGCGCCTCCACGGTGCAAGCGTTTCGGGCAGAACGATGTCATCATTCACGGGGATCGTCAATACGGTGCCCGCGTCAAACGTCAGTACGTCGGCATAATCGGGGTTTGCTTCGATTAAAAGGTGCGCCTTTTTTTCGCTGTCGTACACCTGCAGGGCGAGCTCGTCGAACGTGTCGCCCTGCCTTGTGGTGTATTTAATAGACTGTAACGCGGTCATATCTGCCGACCTCCTTCGTCCTGATCCAGTTCTCGAGCCAGTCGAAGAACTCGCTCTCGTTTTCTTTCAATGCTTCGAGGACGTCCTCTTTCTTTTCCGATTTTACGCCGTTGACGGTGGGCGACCATGTAAAGCCGCTGAAGTCGTAATAGATGATCGTCGTCTCGGTAAGTTCGCCGAGGCTGAAGCCGTCCATTTCAATGAGCTGTCCGGCTTGCGCCAGTTGCGGCGATTCTGCTTTGGCGTTTTCTGCGGCGAGAAGTTCGACGGAAGCGGCGGTCGCCGCCTTCGCGCTTTCGCTCACGTCTAAGGTGCCGACCACGCCGAGTAGTTTGCCCGCAGCTTCCCACGTTTCAATGTTCCGCTTCCTGTATGCAGGATCGAACGAGATGACGGCTTCGGTGCCTTCCTCGCCCGCTATGCTTACGCCGTCGGTAAAGCCGCCGGTTGCAAGTCGTGGAAGCGAAAGGAGCGGGATCTCCGGGATCGCCGGAATGCCGAGCCACGTCCACGCTTTACTGAGCCCTTGCGTTAGCCCGTTGATCATTTTGATGAGGAAGTTGATGCCCGTCTCAACGACGGTTATAAGTCCGTTTATCGCGCCCTTGCCGAGTTCTTTGATGCCTTCCCAGACGTTCGCGAACACGTCCTTGATATTTCCCCACGCCGCCGACCAGTTCCCCGCAAATACGTTCTGCACGAACTCCATGAGCCCGCCGAGAATATTCGTGAACATTTCAATAAGCGGACGCAGATACTCCAGCGCGCCGCCGAGAACGCCCGAAAACAGCCCCGCGACCGCTTCGATGATAGGCTTCAGCGGTTCGAGAGCTTTGGTTATAAGCGTTTGGATCAACGAGATGATCGGCTTCAGTATGGTGTTTATGAGCTGAAGCAACGGCGTCAGAATTGCAAGCACGACGTCGAGGATCGGATCCAAAAGCGAGAATACGATGTCGAGGATCGGCATTAGCGTGTCGAGCAAACTGATGAGCAACGGGAGCACCGCCTCGACAATCGACGTTATAATCGGCATAACCGCCGCCAGAACCTTCTCGACGAACGGAAGGATCTTGCTGAGCAGTTTGCTCACTACCTTCATAACCGCCGACAAAAGTTCCGCGATAAGCGGAAGCACCGCGCCGAGCATTTCAAACACGGGCTCGACGATAATCGCGACCGCATCCACCAGCTGAATGACAACGGGAAGAATGTCCGTTATAATTCGCACCAGCGGCGGGATGATTTTCGTCAGAAGCGAGTCCGCGATTTTTACGACCGGCGTCAGCAGCTCGGTCAATAGCGGCGCAATTTCCGTCACAATGTTGTCGATGAGCGGAACGAGCACCTTAACCAGATCGTCGATTATCGGGATCAGGCTCTCCATGAGTTTCCCGACGACGGGCATCAGTTCGTTCAGCGCGTTGAATAGCGTCGCCGCGATAGGTTTCAGCGCGACTTCCGCCTGCTGTTTGAAAATTTGAAGCTGTTCCGCGAAGTCGTAAGTGTCCGCCGCGCAGGCGTTAATCGTTTCTTGATTTTCCTGTAATGCGGCAGTCAGAGCGGCAATGTCAAAAGTCCCGTCGCGTATTGCCGCCGCCATAGTTGACGCGGCTCGGGTTCCGAACGCTTCCGCGGCGAGCGCGGTCGCGGTCGTCATATCTTTCGCGTTCGTTATGGCTTCGACGTATAGATCGAGTCCTTCCGCCGCGCCGATGCCGTGCTGTGCGAGCGTAGCGACCGACTTTTTCATCGCGGCAAGAACTTCGTTTGTATTGACGCCCGCCTTTTCGAGTTGCCCGATCATAGCCGTTGCTTCCTCGAAAGAATAACCCATTGTCTGGAACTGGGCGCCGTACATTTGCAAGTCGCTCATTAGTTCCGAGAAGCCGACGCCCGTCGACTGGCTGGCTTTGAACACGAAGTCCATCGCGCCGCCCATGTCTTTGGCGTCAATGCTCCATTGTTGGAACGCCTTCGACGATTCCGCGACGACGTCGCCGACGTCCTCGTCGAGCATACTCGCGACCTGTATCGCTTGAATAGATAGATCCTGAAGCTCCTCGCCCGTTAAGCCGAGAAGCGTGTTGTAGTCCGCTATAACCGCCGCCGCATCTTCCATCGCGGTAGGGATCGCGGAATATACCGCAGAAAAATCGTTCATAAGGGCATCGAGCGCGTCGCCCGTTGCCCCTGTGCCGATCCTGATAGTGTCCTCGACGTCGTCGAAACGAGTGCCGAGGTTTACGAGATATTTGCCGGCGGAAAATATCGCTTTACAAGCGACCGCGACGCCGCCGGCGACTCCTGCCCCGACAGCGAGCGCCTTCACGTTGAGCTTGTCGAGTTTGCCGATAGTGTCCTGAATAGAGGATGCAAGCGTCGGGCTTACGTTGCCCGCGATTTCAACGACGGCTTGCAGTATTTTGTTTTTAGCCGCCATGTGGTGTTACCTCCTGCGCTTGGCTTTGCTGATTTTTTTCGGCGCGTTCTTTTGACGCCGTTCTGCTTCCCGCGCGAGATCTTCCGCCGCTTCAGCGTAGTCGACCATGAACTCGGTCAGGCGTTTTTTCTCAAGGTCTACTATGCTTGTGTGGTAGACGCGGGCGAAGTCTCGGATGCATTTTCGGATTCCGCGGCTTCCGAGTCGCCCGCCGCCGAGGCGATTATAAAATTTCTTCCGATCTTCATAACGCTCATCACGTCGGGCCCGCTGATCCTTTGCAGATCATTGTAGTCGTACTGCGGGTTCACGGCGATGATCGCCGCAAAGCCGAGATAGAGATGCATCGAGTAGTCGAGTTCGACGGCGCCCGCATTGGGGGCACCTTTGGATCCCGACGCCTGCGACTTTTTGAACTCGGCTTCCGCGAAGCCTGCGGGCGTGATTTCGTTGATGTCGTAGGTCAGTTCTTCGACCTTTGCCCCGTTGATAGTAAGGGGCTTTTTGAGCTTTATGCTTTCCATGTGATTTGTCTCCTTATAAAAAAATTACCCCGGAGGAGAGTGTCCGCCGGGGTTGTTCGCTCTTAGAGCATCGACGCGATTTTCTTGTAATAGTCGACGCCGCGAATGCGGCAGATCTGGCTGAGCCTGTCAATGCAGAGAAGCTCCTCGCCGTTGACGTAAAGCTGGTAGCGCGAAACCGCAAGCGAGATCTCGCTTTCGATATTGCTGCCGACTTCGATCGCAGTCTGGGGGATGCCTTTCGGAACCGCCGTCAGAAACGCCTTGCAGCCTTCGGGCTTGGCGGTGCCGTCGCCTTTGGTTACGTTCTGGACGTAGCGGAACTCATAGTTGTGTTTTTCGGGCGTGAGCGCGCGGCTCAGTCCTTCGTCCTGTCCGACCTTCGTGATCGACGCTTCCATTGCTTCGAGAAGCCCGACGAGCACGACGTCCATCGAGCCCATCGCCTTTACTTCCGACGTCAAAAAATTGACC